AGTAGGGGCCACGTCCCCAGTCTTCGTTTCAAGAATTGATCGCGTCGGGTCTGGGTTAGAGGGCCGAAAAGACGCCACCAACATCGAGCTCCAGGAGATCGCGTGATCAGGTGCAGGTATCTACGACGGAACGAGGAGCAGTGCACGGCCGAGGCGCTGGACAGCAGTCCAGACGCAGAGATCGTCATCTGCCAGAAGCACGCAGCCGCGGTGCTGGATCTCGTCAACGCGAGGCTCGAGGAGAAGCGATGACGCTGCCCCAGATCGCATTGCTCCTCGAGATCCTCGACCGCATCGAGGCCAAGATCGACAGGCATCTCGAGGAGATGGCCAAGCAGTGAGCAAGGCGTGGGCACGGGGGTCCACCTCCCAGTGGAGGCGCCTCCGTGCCCGCGTCCTGCAGGCCAACCTGCTGGAGAACCAGGGCCAGTGCCAGGTCGCCCTGCCCGAGGTGTGCACGGGTCAGGCAGACACGGTGCACCACACCCAAGGCCGAGCAGTGACAGGCGACGATCCGAAGTACTTGGTAGCGACCTGCCGTGCATGCAATCTCAGCATCGGTGAGCCCAAGCACTCGTCACCACCACACCGGACCGTGAGTCAGTGGTGACTCGGAAAAGTTCGGAACCCCACCGCCACCTACACCCGCTGTACCTGTCTTTTTTTTGCGCGGCTCACTGGACCGTGACCGGGGCCAACGGCGCCGGCAGCGCCCGCGCCAGGTGCACGGCGCCGGCTACGGCGTACGCGCCATCGACCGGACCGCCTGCTCGCCTCGTGAAGACCCAGGTATCGCCGCGCCTCAGCCGCTGCGCGGATTCGATGTGCTGGTCGAGCATCGAATCCTTCGGGTGGACGATCTCGCCGGACACGACCAGCTGCTCGAAGCCCATGCAGATGCTGGCGGTCTCGGCCGTCAGCTCGTCGACCGTCACCCGGTGCGGCGGCCAGTGGTCGACGCCGGGTCGCTTGCGGTTGGCGAGGTCGACCGCGATCGAGGCCGCCGGCCCAGCGGGGTACCACCCGATCGTCCGGGGGCGGATCTTGCGGACCAGGCCGGGTAGCTCGCGCCGCACCTGCTGGGTGCAGCCGAACCCGAGCCACTGCGCGACCACCTCGGTGTGGATCTTCCCGTCGAGCAGCGCCGCGGCCACGAGGCTGGCGTGGCTGCCGTCCAGGCTGACGTCGAGGCACAGCGCCACGCGGTCGCGGTACTGCGCCAGGTCGAGCGGCTCGTCGGTTCCGGCCGCCTCCCACTTGTCCGGGTCGATCGCGGGGTCCAGCAGCGTCACCCGTTGGCACATGACCTCGGTACGGAAGCCGGTCAGCTCTTCGCCGCCGGCGGCCTTCGCCTTCATCGCCGCGGCCATCAGCACATCGGGATCGGTACGCCGCCCCAGGTCCGGGCAGGCCATCGCGAGGGCGGCCAGGTCGGTCGGATCTGCTCCCTGTGGTGCTGACCACTCGAACAGGCCGAGGCGCGGGTCGCCGCCGCGGCCTTCGATGTACTCGATGGCCGGCAGGCGGAGCGAGTCGAGCACGATCGCCGAGGCATCGCCCTGGTTGCTGATGGCGACGGTCTGGGCGTCGTAGATCGCGTTCATCGCGTTGACGGCCGCGTTCCAGGTGTCGAAGCTGTTGTGCTCGCGGAGCTCGTCGAGGAGCAGCCGGTCGATGGTGAGCGATCGGCCGGCGCGCTTGTTCGACGCCGCGAACTTGTACTTCGATCCCCAGATCGTGTTGAGCTGCTCTTCGCCGATCGTCTTGCGGACCGGGTTGGCCGGCATCTCCGCGGCCAGGTACTCGTTGGCCTCCGCCATCTCGCACACCGCCTGCCAGGACGCCTTGGCGTACTGCCGGTCGGTCGACGTGCCGAGCACCATCCCGACCTGGACGATGAACAACCAGAACAGCACCAGCTTGCGCGCCCAGGTGGTCTTGCCCTGCTGCCGGGCGATGAGGATCAGTACGGTCCGGAATCGCGGCCGCCCGTCCTCGAGGAGCTCACCGACGTGGACCGACAGCCATTCCTGCCAGGGGTCGTTCGGCTCACCGAGGACGGTGGCGCAGAAGTCGTTGAAGTCGAAGCCCCACGACGTCTCAGGTGTCAGCTCCCGCAGCGGGGGTGTCCACAGCCGCGGGGTTGTTGACCCGAGCAACTCGCCGGTCGCGTAGCTCGTCGAGTGGGTTGCTGGCTCTGCCGCCACGACCGCCTCCCTTCGTGGATGCCGCTCGAGCTCGCGGTGTCATGAGGAGGCTTTCGAGGGTGGCGAGGAGCAGGGGGCCGGTCTTGTTGATGTCGCCGCCCTCGTCGACGTGGCGGGCGTAGGCGATCGCCAGAGCGGCGGTCGCCTTGTCTGCCGGCGCGGCGGCAGCTTCTGCGACGGCTCGCCGTACGGCGGTCGCTAGCAGGGCCATGTCCTGACTGTAACCCTCAAGTCGTAAATGAGAGTTACACTCCGAATGTGAAGTGGCCCTGGCAGCGTGAGGTACAGGAGCGGTCGTACCCGATCTCTGACCCTGTGCTGGCCGAGTTCTTCAATCTCGGCCCTCAGAACCTGGCGAATGTGCCGGTCAACGAGCTCACTGCGCTCGGGCTGTCCGCTGTCTGGCGGGCCGTGGCCCTCATCTCGCAGACCGTCGCCACCGTCCCGATGCGCACCTTGCGGACAAAGGAGGACGGCACGGTCGAGCAGGTCTCCAGCTTCCTGGACGACCCGGGCAACGACGGCCAGTACGGCCTGACCCCGTTCGAGTGGAAGGAGACGGTGCTCGCGCACCTGCTCATCCACGGCAACGCCTACCTGGCGCACATCTACAACGGCGCCGGCGCCCTGGTCGCGCTGCAGCCCATCCACCCGCTCGCCGTGATGCCGAACTGGCAGTACGACGCGGACGGGAAGCCGACCGGGAAGAAGGAGTTCCTGGTCACCCTCGACCACGGCACCCGGCCGTTCGACTCCGACTCCATGACCCACATCCCCGCTCTGTGCCTGGACGGCCTGCGGGGCCTGTCTCCGATCACGGTGGCCCGGATCAGCTTCGGTACCTCGATCGCCGCGGACCAGGCCGCCGCCCGCATGTTCGGCAACGGCGCGATGGTCTCCGGCATGGTCACCCCGGAAGAGGACATCTCCGAGGACGAGGCCATCTCGATCAAGGAGAGCCTGCGGGCGAAGCTGACCGGGATCGACAACGCCGGCGACATCGCGGTCATCAACCGCAAGCTCAAGTTCACCCAGTGGTCCACCTCGAACGAGGACGCCCAGTTCCTGCAGTCGCGTGCGTTCCAGATCGAGGAGATCGCCCGCTGGTTCGGCGTCCCGCCCCACGCCCTGATGGCCCTGGAGAAGACCACCAGCTGGGGTACCGGCATCGAGGAGCAGAACCGCGGCCTGGCCCGGACGGTGCTGTCCCCGTGGGCGCAGCGGATCGACCAGCGGCTCTCGCGCCTGCTGCCCGCGTCGCGCTACATGGAGTTCGACTTCACCGGCCTCGAGCGGTCCAACCCGACCGAGGAGACCCGGCTCCTGCTCGAGCAGATCAAGGGCGGCCTGTTGACGGTGAACGAGGCCCGCGCCGTGCGCAACCTGCCGCCGCTCCCCGACGCCACCCCGGCGCCCGACGACACCGCTACGCCCCCGGAAGGGGCCGCCGCATGAGCACCCTGACCCGCTACAACGTCCAGTGCCGCTCCAGCATCGAGGGCGACACCCTCGTCGGCCACGCCGCTGTGTTCGGCCAGATGGCGAAGGTCCCCGGTGGCTACGAGCAACTGTCCGAGCGGGCGTTCGACCAGGTGCTGAAGAGCCCCGAGTCCGACGTCACCGCCCTGATCAACCACGACCCGGCCATGCTGCTGGGCCGGCAGGCGGCCGGAACGCTGCGGGTCCGCGCCGACGCCGAAGGACTGGCGTTCGAGGTCGACCTACCGGACACCTCGTACGCCAACGACCTGCGGAACCTGGTGGCCCGCGGCGACATGACCGGCGCGTCGTTCGGGTTCATCCCCGACCTGGACAAGTCCACCTGGGCTCGCGCCAAGGACGGCCTGCAGGTCCACACGATCAACGCCCTGAAGTACCTGCGGGACGTATCCCCAGTGACCTTCCCCGCGTACAGCGGCGCCGGTGTGGCGCTGCGTTCGTACGACTTCGGCCAGCCGTCCGGCAGGTCGCAGCTGATCCTCGCCCGTGCGCGAGTACACCTCAAGGAGAGGTAGCAGATGACGATCGAAGAGCTGCTCGCCGCGCTACAGGCGATCATCGACGAGGCCGGAACCACCCCGCTCACCGACGACCAGGTCGCCCGGTACGAGGAGCTGGAGGTCGAGCTCGCTGCCAAGCGCAAGGACCTGGAGGTCCGCTCGCGCCAGACCGCGTACAGCACCCCGGTCAAGGACAACCTGCTGCACACCGGCGCCGCGGCCAAGGCCGACGACGGCCTGGAGCGTGCGTTCGAGGCGTTCCTGCGGACCGGTCAGGCCAACCAGGACATCACCGAGCTGCGTGCACAGGGAGCCGGTACCGGCTCGGCCGGTGGCTACATGGTGCCGCCCGGCTTCCGTCAGAAGCTGATCGAGGTCCAGAAGGCGTTCGGTGGCCTGGCCCCCGAGGTCGACGGGTTCTCCACCGACAACGGCGCCACGGTCCAGTACCCGAGCGTGGACGACACGGCCAACGTCGGCCAGATCACCGCTGAAGGCGCGGCCTTCTCCGGCGGCGCGGACCTCCCGTTCGGCACCGTCAACCTGGGCGCGTGGAAGTACACCTCGGCCGGCGCTGGCAACCTGCCGCTGAAGGTGTCGGTGGAGCTGCTGCAGGACGCGGCGTTCGACGTGCAGGGCCTCATCTCCCGCAAGCTGGGCGAGCGCATCGCCCGCAAGGAAGCCGTGGACTGGGTCACCGGCGCAGGCACGACCCTGCCGTTCGGTATCGCCCGCGCCGGTCTGACCGCGAACGTGACGCTTGCCGCGGGCAACGCGCTCACCTACCAGAAGCTGCTGGACATCGAGTCCGCGCTGGACCCGGCGTACGAGCAGAACGCCAAGTGGGTCATGGCCAAGCAGACCTGGCAGAACGTCCGCGCTCTGGTCGGCTCCGACGGTCGTCCGCTGGTCCAGGAGCAGTCCCACGCCGGGGTCGGTGGCCGCCCGGAGCGTCAGCTCCTCGGCTACCCGGTCGTGATCGACCAGGGGTTCCCGTCGAACACCACGCTGTCGGCCAAGTTCGCCGTGCTCGGTGACCTCCGCGAGTCCTACGTCATCCGCCGCGTCAGCAACGTGGTCGTGATGGTGAACCCGTACTCGTCCGCCGCGAGCGGCCAGGTCGAGTTCACCGCCTGGGAGCGGGCGGACGGCGCCGTTCAGAACCGTGGGGCCTACAGCCTCGCCGCTGCGAACGCTGCCTAAGCCATGGCTGCCAAGAAGCGCACGATCACCGAGCTCGCCGCGTACGAGCGGGAGCTGATGGCCGAGCTGGCCAGGGTCCGGGTGGAGATCTCCGAGCGGGCCGGCCAGGTCGACCCCGAGCCGGAACCGAAGAAGTAGAGAGGAGGCGGCAGCGATGGCATGGGCACCCGACTACGTCACAGCGGCGGAACTGAAGGCGTATCTGCGCATCAGTGACACCGTCGACGACGTACAGATCGCGCTCGCCATCACTGCCGCCTCCCGTGCGGTGGACCGGCACACCTCCCGCCAGTTCGGTCTGGTGGCCGCTCCGGAGGCACGCACCTACACCTCACGGTGGGACCGGCTCCGGCGCCGGTACGTCTGCGACATCGACGACCTCATGACTGTCACCGGCCTCACGATCACCAACACGCAGGGTCCGGTCACCGGCTACACCCTGAAGCCCGGCAACGCGCCGGCCAAGGGCCGCCCGTGGACGCTGCTGGTCCTGGACCCGCAGCCGACGATCCACCCCACCCCGTGGGTCACGCTCGAGGACGACGTCACAGTCACCGCGAGGTACGGCTGGACCACGGTGCCCGACCCGGTGAAGCAGGCCACCCTGTTGCAGGCGTCGCGGATCGTGGCCCGCCGAGGCGCGCCGTTCGGTGTGGCCGGCTCGCCTGACCTCGGCAACGAGCTGCGGCTCCTGGCCAAGGTCGACGTCGACGTGGCCGTTGTCCTCGGCCCGTACATCCGCTGGTGGAGCGCGGCCTGATGGACCTGGGCAACGTAATGCAGGCGGTAGCGGACCGGCTCGGCACCATCGCCGGTCTGCGGGTCTACGCCTACCCGCCCGACGTCGTACAGCCTCCCGCGGCGATCGTCACCTACCCCGGCACCCTCACCTTCGACGAGACCTACGGGCGCGGCATGGACCGCATCGAAGACCTGGGCGTGGTCCTGCTCGTCGGCAAGGTCTCTGACCGGGCGTCCCGCGACCTGATCACCAAGTGGGTCAAGGGTTCTGGCGCGTTCTCGGTGAAAGCCGTCCTCGAGTCCGGCACCTACACCGCGTTCGACACGATCCGGGTGGTCAAGGCCGAGTTCGACATCATCACGGTCGCCGGCGTGGAACACCTGGCCGCCACCCTCACTCTCGACATCGCCGGAACAGGAGCCTGACCATGGCGTTGAGGCACGGAAAAGACACAGTCATCAAGCTCAGCGGGACCGACCTGTCGACCTACGTGACCACGAGCGAGCTGAGCCGCACCTCGGACAGCCACGACGTGACCACCTACGGGAACACGGCGCACGTCTACCAGGGCGGTCTGCTCGACGGCAAGGCAACCATGAGCGGGGTGTACGACACGACCGCGGTGTCTGGACCTCGCGCACTGATCCGGCCGCTGATCGGCACCGTCGTGGCGTTGATCCGGCAGCCGGAAGGCGCGGGTACGACCAAGCCTCAGGACCTGGTCCAGGTGCTCGTCACCAGCTACGTCGAGACCAACCCCGTCGCGGACATGGTCACCTGGTCCTGCGAGATGCAGTGCTCCGGCGCGGTCAACTCGGCGGCGCAGCCGTGACCGGGGATCTGAAGGCGCGGCTGCTGCAGCCCCGCATACCGGAGGGCACTGTCGAGCTCGAGCTCGGCACCGTGCGGGTCCGTGGCCTGTCCCGCGGCGAGGTGTTCATGACGCAGCAGGTCAAGGGCATCGAGACGACCGAGCGCAAGATCCTTGCCCTCGGCCTGCTCGACCCGGAGATGACCGAGGACGAGGTCAGGCAGTGGCAGCGGAGCTCTCCCGCCGGCGAGATGGAGGCCGTGGTCGCGAAGATCCGTGATCTGTCCGGGCTCGGGGACAAGGCCGACAAGCAGGCGTTCAACGAGTTTCGAGACGACGCCGGACCTGGAGTTCGAGATGTACCTGGCGACGAAGCTGGGGATGACGGTGGGCCGGCTGCGGGAGCAGATGAGCAGTGACGAGTTCATGCGTTGGGGCGTCTATTACGCCCGGATCGCGCAACGGGAAGAGCTGGAGCGACTGAAGGGAAGCGAGGCATGACGGACGCCATCAAGATCGACGGCCTGGCCGCGTTCACCCGCAACCTGAAGAAGCTCGACACAGATCTCCCCAAGGCGCTCCGGATCGCCTTCAACGGCTGCGCCGATGTCGTCGTGAATGACGCCCGGCAGAGCATCCCCACCAAGTCCGGCAAAGCGAAGGCCTCGGTGAAGTCCCGCTCGACCGCGACCGCGTCTCGCGTTGTCGGCGGCTCGACCCGTGTCCCGTACTACCCGTGGCTCGATTTCGGCGGCCGGGTCGGCAAGGGCAAGTCCGTCCGCCGGCCGTTCATCAAGCACGGCCGCTACATCTACATCGCCTACTTCGACAACCAGAAGCGGTACGCCGAGCTCGTCGAGCAGGCGCTCCTGGACGTCGCCCGCCAAGCTGGAGTGGAGGTCGACTGATGGCAGGCAAGCCCCAGGTCACGCTGACGTTCGCCGGTGACTCCGCCAAGCTGGAGTCCGCGTTCGACAAGGTGGGCGCCTCGGCGAAGAAGATGGAGGGCGATGTCGGGTCGGCGTCGCGGTCGGTCGGGGACAGCGCGGGCGGGTTCGACCGCGCCGGCGAGGCCGCGGACGGGGCCGAGGGGAAGGCACAGGGCTTCTCGGACACCCTGACCGGAACCAAGGACGTCATGGGCGGCGTTGGCGAGATCGCCAAGGGCAACCTGTTCGAGGGATTCGTCCAGGTCGGCCAGGGTGCCGCGGACCTCGCCGGCGGTCTCGCCACGTTCGTGATCCCCGCCATCAAGAACATGTCCTTGTCGATGATCGGCAACGCCACCAACGCGATCAGGTCCACCGCTTCGCTCGTGGCCAACAAGGTGGCGATGTTCGCCTCGGCTGTGGCCACGAACGCGATGACTGTGGCGCAGAAGGCGCTGAACCTGGCCATGCGGATGAACCCGATCGGGCTGATCATCACCGGGCTCCTGCTGCTCACCGCCGGCGTCATCTGGGCCTACAAGAACGTCGGCTGGTTCCGGGCAGGGGTGGACACGGCGATGAGGGGGATCAAGGCCGCCTTCGGCTGGGTGGTGACCGCGGGCGGGCAGGTCTGGGAATGGTTCCGGACCATCGCCCCGAAGATCGGCGGCGCGCTGAAGGGTGTCGGCGCCTTCATCACCGCGCCGTTCCGGGCAGCCTTCGACGCCGTCCGCGCCGCGTGGAACAACACCGTCGGCGGCAAGGGCTTCACGGTCCCCGACTGGATCCCCGGCGTCGGCGGGAAGTCGTTCCGCATCCCGACCTTCCACACCGGCGGAATCATGCCTGGCGCACCTGGCAGCGAGGGCCTGGCGCTGCTGCAGGCCGGCGAGCGGATCACACCCAGGCACCAGGTCGACCGGGAGCAGCAGGCCGTGGGCGACACCATCGTCTACATCACCATCGACGGCGAGCAGTTGCAGGGCCGGATCACCAAGACCGTGCGCGACACCAACCGCGAGCTCAAGCGGACAGTGCAGGCGGCCTAATGGCGATCACGGCGACCTACGACCCGGTGCTCAGCCGCATCCGGCTGTCCGGCACCCTGCTCGGCGCGGCCGCGACCTATGCCGTGTTCGAGCGAACCACCAACGGCTTCATCAACACCGCCACCGTCCGGGGTGGCGCCGCGGCTGTGGTCACGACCCAGATCGC